CGAGAACACCAATAGCTTTTTCCGCGACGTCAATAGCCGGTTTAAGAAATTCGAATTTCTCGCGAAGCTTGTCGAAAACACTGGCAGAAGATTCGACGCTAGTAAGTTTGGTTACGAAAGAGGCAATTTTATTAATGCCAGAAGCAAAAGCCGAAGCGACCGTGCCTACTATTTTCACCAAAGAACCCAGCGTTAAAGCCACCATCGCTGCCGCTTTGTCAACACCATGAAGAGAATTCACATATTCGACAATAGCCGATGTGCCACCTTCGAATCCGCGGAAAACGTCAATTAAACCGCGAACTTTGTTGACAAACGACACGACAGCATTAACTGCTGTGAGGATTACTCCGATAAGTACGAAAATTGCCGTCCGAACAGCCTCAGTGATCTGTGCAAAAGCCCCGCTAGTCTCTAACCCATTAGCATACTGCATAATTAATTCGCTGACAGATGCCGCCAGAGAAAGGAAGTTATCAATACCAACTGCGACTAGCTGGAACAGCGGCGAAAGGCCTTGCAAAAAAGCCTTGACGACATTAATGCCGGTTTTTATTATCGTAAAGACGCCTTTGAAAATTGTTTTTAACTTGTCAAAGGTACTTTGCGTGTATCGAGCATTCTGCATCAAATAGCTAAATTTTTTGGCAAGATCCACCAGCTGCTGGGCGGTTGCTGGAGGAAAAATTTCAGAAAATGCTTCAGTAAGAGGACGGACAGCATATAGCAAATCAACAATTGCAAATTTTAGACCAGCTAAAAGCTCGGTTCGACCGCCAAGAGCTTTCCATACCCTCAGTAACTCATTTCTAGCCTCTCCACCTGAAGCAAATATTTCCCACAAGCCATTCGCCATTTCGGTAAAGAATTTAGTAGCTTCCTCGTAATTACCGAAAATCATCTCGAATGTCTTCATCCAGCCGGTTCCGACTGCATCTTTTACCGAATCTAGAACATCGCCCCAAGTTCTGGCTTCCTGACCAGCTTTGAACGCTTTAACGCCAAACGCATCGAGCTGTCCGCCGAGTTTCTCAATAGCCTCAGAAGCGGTATCGAAATCTCCAGCCTGAACAGCTTCATAAATTGAATCAACGGCTGAGGAATAGCTTTTGAAGGTATCCATCATGACGTCGCTGTCAAGCCATCTCGTTCTCGTTAATGCATCGGAGGTAAACAGTTCGGCAAATGTGAACTCTTTATTGCCAATTTTGTATATACCGTCTTCGGCTTCTTTGACCTTCCCCAGCGCAATGGCAGCCTTCAACGCTTGTTCACGAAACTCCTTAGTGTCCATCGAAGCGTTCTGAATCGACTTATAATCTTCCTGCCTCAGTGCGCCAACGGACATCGCCTGCGACAACTGATACATAGCACGAGAAGCCGTAGACGCATTTTGTCCGGATAACGCGGCCCATAATGCAATACCCTGCATTGCCGTGGCCGAATCGTCTAAGTTTTTGCCGGTGGCAGTAAACTTGGAAATATTGCCGATCATATCCGTCAAATTATAGCTGGTCTCATCAGTAAACCAGTTAAGACGGTCCATTGTTTTTTCAACATCGGCCATGTCAAAACCCTGAGCCAACAGAGTTCCAACCGATGTCGTTTTTTCTCCAAACTTCTGCCATCCAGATGATATGTTATCAATCGACAGTGATTTTATCAGTTTTTCTCCGGCGTCAACCGCTTGACTTCCAATACGCATCAACGCTCCAACGCCGATTGCTTCAAAAGCCGAAAAACGGTCCGAAACTGTTTGCACTGCCGAATTTAATCCATCAAAATTTAGTTTTCCAACAGCTTTTTCCAAGCCGTCGAATACCTTTGTATTACCACCAATTTTAGTGGCATTTTTTAAGCGGTCTAATGTGCCAAGAGATGTCTTTACTCCGCTTTCAAACTGCTGATTATCAAACCGCATTTCTACTATGCGTTGATCAATAGTCTGACTCATGAGTTAACCACCTCCCTATAAGCAGATTCCGCAATTTTTTCAAAAATAGGGCGGATAGCCGGGTTGATGTAATCAATACCCTGGACATATCCGCCATTCCTTGTGCCGTGTCCATACTGCAAAATAACAGCGATGCAAACACCGTTATTAATGTTAGAATTGGTCCACGTTATAGTTTTAGAAGAACCACTACCGTGTATTTCATAGCTCCAAGATTCGGCTGTTTTTCCGGTTCTTCGCGGTGTGGCTGAGGCTAATGCGTCAACCCCTTCTTTTCCGTAGCGATCAAGAATTGAATCGAGATCCAGATGTACCATTTTTCTCAGAAAGGTGTCCGTTTTTTTAAGTTCACCTTTACAGTTAAAACGAATCACCGGATAAAACCTCCATTTTGATTTGTTACCCTGTAGAATGTAACTGAGCTCGCCGCGCAGCATTAAGAGCCGAATTGCGGCGATGTATTTCGCCTTTGCTCATCTTTCTCGGTTTTGCGTTTTTAGCGCTGCAAACTCGTATGAGCATCATCAAACGATTCAGATGCCATTTTTGGCACTCAAACGGTATCCCAAGACTTATCATCCAATAATAGATTAGTTCCGACGTGACGATTTCTCGAGACGGCGTTCCGTTTTCACGCACTGTTGTTGCTGTCATAGGATTTTCGACGTAATGCATTATTTCGTCCATGTTTTCTTGGCTAAGACGATAATAAACTTCAGGACTAACTTTCGGCGCTATCGTCATCATTCGAATATAGTCAAGCATTTCCTCACCAGTCTTGTTATCTTTTTTGCCAAGAAAGGGACGATGATACTTCGCCTCCCATTTAGAAATAGACAACAGAGAATGCTCAAGCTGTAAAGTAACCGCAGGTTGAGTAATGAACTCTTCTTTGATCGGATCCCACAGGTCGTCGGTCTTAGGAATATGAATCGTGATGGGCATTACACGCCCTGAATGTTCTGTCGAATCTCAGCGATCTGAGCCTGCGCCTGTGGCTCGTTCACCTTGTTGGCAACCGACTGCGGGATAATGCCGTTGATGAACGCCGCTGCCTTCTTTTCGTCGCCAAGAAGCTCCATGAACAGCTCAGAAAATGCTGGTGATTCCTCGAAATCGTCAGCCAGCTTTCTTCCGGTGGCCGGATCCTTCTTGATAAACTTCTTGCCATCAAATGACTTCTCTCCGTAAGCCATGAGGATGATGTGCTTGATCATCTCGACGATCTTGCCGGTGTTTGTCTCCTTGATGATCTTGCGAAGAGTATTGTCCAGGCCGCCCATCGGAGACATATTCAGCTCGATGATTTCGGCCTGGGTGAGATTGAAGTAGAAATCTTCAGTTCTAGTAACGCCATCGTAATCGGTATACGTAATGGATTTCTTAAGCATGCTTTCTCCTTTCACGAAATAGACCCTGACGCGGTTAAACGTCAGGGTCCAAAAATATACTATTTATTGTTAATCAGCGGACGATCAAGTAGTCGCAAAGATCGCGATAACCTCGGACGGGGTCGGCAGCTTCGGCTCGGAACTCTCTCCGCCGTAAAGCTGAGCTTCCAGGGTAGCGAGCTTAGCGGCATCGACCTTGGTAGAGTCAACGATCAGCTGTGCAGTCGGCTTATGACCTTCAACATTGACCGGAGTGGTAGAAACCTCCCAGGAGAAGGTGATCGCTTCCGGAGAATCGTTAACGGTCTGATAAGACTTCTCGGACGGGGAAGCCGTGCAACCGTAAATCAGGTGCAGCTTGTAGCCGTGATCCTGACCATCGGTATCATTACCGACAAGAGTCCGGTAGCACAGACCAAAGGACTTTCTGGGCTGCTGACCGATCGTAACGCCGGTAGCGACCTGAGCAGAGCCGTCGCACTCTGCGAACTCGTCCGGATAGGTGTAGGCTTCGATCGTAGCGCCGAAGGTCTCTGCAGATCTCAGGGTAAGGTATTTAGTATTGTCAGCGTAGATGTCTGACGGCTCAGCGCCGGACGGACTCTCGTTGACAGCGGTCAGGCCGTTCCAGGCGACACCGGTACCGTAGGCGTTGTTAGAAACCGGGTACAGAACACCGCGGTCTACACCAGTCTCATAAAGTTTCTGAGTAGTCTGATCCCATACAAGAGCACTCATTGGGTATCCTCCTTTTAATAATAAAGATCGAATGTTTCGTGGTTAAGATTATCGGAAGTAAAGTGACGATCAAGTCGACATGTAGGAAAGTGCTCCTGTATCTTCATGATGTATTCACTATCCGGATCTTTACTGATCAGCGTTATCTCATAACGCAAGTTTACAATGTACGGGCGGTTATCAGCATGTTGTACATCGCCCGTACTTCGACTATAGATTATGCATGGGTAGATAAGCCGAACTGATTCTGGAGGTTGGAAATATACATTCCTACTTCCAAGGATCTCGCATAACTCCTCATGCAGTTTAAGCCTGCGCGCCTGTAGGTCCATTGTATACCCCTCCAACATCCAGAATCAGTCTGGGATAAGCCACTTCGATGTTGCTTATCTTCCATTTGGCTCCCATCCATACAGCATAACGGATGTTCTGAAAATGTGTCAGGGCATATGGATCTGCTACAATGCTAAGCTGATTGCTATAGTTGACGTCGTCATTGACGTTAGTCGTCGACTGGTAACGGCGAGATAAACGGAGTACATCACCATAATAGTTTCGCTCCGTTATCTGCACCTCCCATACTCCAGGCTTCGTCTCGACAGCTTCGCCAAATCCGATAGCGCCGTAGTATTTAGCCATAACTAACTCCTACGCCCTCATTTTGAATTTACTCGGTGACGTCGAGCTCCAGAGCGATTGCAGCCCACGGCTTGATCATTGCGCCGGAGATTCTGGTCTCGAGCAGCATCTTCTCCTGGTTGAAGTCGATGTCGAACTGCTGGAACTTCGTGATCTGGCCACCGCGGACAGAGCCGACCTGGTAGTCCTTCAGGTTCACGAACAGGCCAAGAAGCTGCTTCTTCTTGTTATCGGAAGTAGTTCTGGTCTTGCCCTCGAACTGCTCAACGGTATAAATAGCACTGACGTTCAGAGCGGCCTTCAGATCATCGAGGTTGTTGTAGATACGCCGGCCGTTCAGATCACGAGCAAGCAGCATCACGTTAACCAGGTGCGGAGTGCAGTACATAGCAAGATTGCCGGAGCCCTTGTACTTCTCGCGTGCATACAGCAGCTGCTGGATGATTGCTTCGGCATAGATGTAGTTCTCACCGAAGTGCTGACCGGTCTCGGATCCGTTAAGGGCGGTCTTCATGCCGTCAATGTCGACATCGTAATGAAGGGTGTACATCTCGTCATCAAGCCAGATCGGGCGAACATGCTCCGGCTTGATCTGCTCGCGATCGGTATCGTCACGATCATCACCGATCATGATGGCCAGTGCAATGTCCTCTTCCAGGTTCTCACGCATGATGCCGTACTGGTAGTTGACAACATCGAAATCGGTGATGTCCAGGATGTCGTCGCGCTCGATCGCGTCCTTACGATAGATCGTCTGCGGATCAGTGGTTCTCTGCAGCAGCTTAATGTTACCGGAAAGGGTCTTACGATCGCCCTTGATGTAGCCCTTGGCCCGGAGCTCCTTCGCTCTAGCGTCTGCAAATCTGGTTCTGACTCGTGCATACGGTGCCTTGTGGACGCCGTTCATGACGCTGCCGACCCAGCTAAGGTCTCTCTTGAAGGTCTCCGGCTCGCCCTTATAAACATCAGTCGGATCCGGGAACAGGGTCTCGATGTCGTCGATACCATGCTGCAGAGTATCTCCGAAGAACTCTTCGACTGCTCCTTTGAAGGTGCCGCCCTTTTTGGCATTAGCAAGAATCGTTTCCTGATCAGCGTGGCTGATGTACAGGGTGTCGTCAGAACCGGTATACTCATCGTTGTTTTCGAAAGCGTTGTGCTTCACTTCTTCGTCCTCCTCATTCTTTTCATCGCCAGATCCGCCCTTCGCATCCTCGACAGCCTGGCCAATCAGATAATACACGACCTTCTTCTGCTCTTCATTGAGCGTGTTGAAGATCTCGCCTACAGTCTTGTCGCCATCTTCGGCGGCCTTCTTGTTCTCGTCTGCCACTTTTTCAGTCTCCTTCTTTTCTGCCGGTTCCTGTTCAGCATGCATGAGCTCGACAGGTTCCCCGGTGTAGATGATGGCTTCGCCGTCCGCATCGTCGCTGTGAGACATGACGACGTCGTCGATAAATGCTCCGGGATTAGCGCCAGCAAGAACGAGACTAACTTCACGAATCGCTCCATGAAGAACATCTCCGCCGCGCTGCTTGAGCTGATTTGCGTAAATCGAGAGAGCAGTAATGTCGCCATGTTCTACCTGCTTCTTTGCTCGAATGCCCTCTTCGGTGTCATTAAAGCAACCGTAGGTGTACACGCCTTCATCTCTATTCTCCAGAAGCGCATGCCCAAGCACATTAGACGAATTTCCATGCTGGTGATTCCAAACAAGCGGAACAGTCATTCCGTCACAGTCCTTAAATGCGTCTTTACGGATTGTCCGTCCGTCAGAGCACTTAAGATCGTTTCTAGTGGCCCATCCACTAAAATCGTATTTTATGCCCATTTTGATTTGTACCTTTCTAGTATTAATCAGTCTTCATCATCTTCGTCGTCCATTTCATCGAGAATCTCCTCAATCATGTCCTTAACCTCGGTAAGATTCATGTCATTAACTTCTTTGTCCATGACTTTATCTTTACCCTCTTTCTTAAACTTCTTAAGGAGAGACTTTAATTTGGTCCTAGCTTGATTAAGCTTAGACTTAGCAGTTTTGCTGCTTGCCGACGTCTTTTTCTTCGAAGAACTGGAAGACTTTTTGCTCGTTGACTTCTTAGAACCGCTACTAGACTTTCTTGAACTACTTCCGCTAGATTTCTTCGTACCGCCACTAGACTTCTTCTTCGAACTGCTACCAGACTTCTTCTTCGAACCTCCACCAGACTTCTTCTTCGAACCGCCACCGGATTTCTTAGAACTTTTTGCAGCTTCTTCGATCTTCTTTAAAGCAGCCTGCTTCTCTTCCGACGTCTTGCCCTTCGCAAACTCAGAAACCGCATTTAATGTATCTTGTTCAGCTTTAGATGCCGACGACGCAGCGTCTTTTGCCGCGTTCTGATCTTTAGCCTGTTCATCCTGCGCGGTTTGTTTCTGAGACTCGTTATATGCATTTTGTGCCGCTTGTGCTTGGCGTTTTTTCTTGATGTACGTCTCGTAATACCAATGGTTATACGCTTTGGCTTTTTCCTTATTGTAGTAAGGATTTTTGTAATGAATGAGATAATCGCTCATGCATCATCCTCCGAGAATCTTTCTAACTTTCTCCAGGAATTCGTCAAAGCGAGGATCGTCTTCCGTCTCGGTATCTTCTAGCTCTTCATCATCCACTGGCATCTCTTCGTCGTCCATCTCGGTTTCGTCGATTTCCTCTTCATCCATCGGTATCTCTTCCATCGGATTGTCGGTCTTGTTAAGATTCTTGTTGCGAAGTTCATCAGCTTCAGGATCATCGGCAGGCTTCCACCCAATCTCGGCACGCATCTCGTTGGAAGTAGCGATCTCGTTACGAGTGAACTTATCAGCAATGTCTGCGATCTGACTAATCGGTACAAGTCTGAACGGATCACGGAAGTAACGAATGGCCTGTCCCTGCGTTCTAGCAGTAGCGGTGAGGAACTTACGCTCCATCTCTTCAGTAATCGCCAGCAGAATCGGATCTATCGTACGATTATAGTAATTGAGCATCGCCGCTTCATCAGCAGTTCCATCGAAAATCGCCTGCGAAAGTCCAAGCTGCGCGTACAGCATGTCGGTAAGGTCTTTTACCTGCGACCAAAGCTGATTATCGATAGAACGATTTAGCTGAGTAATTTTCTCAGTGCCATCTGTATACGCTATGCCGTACTTAGAACCGGTAAGCTGTCGCTCAATCTCAGCGCGCCGAGCTTCCGCCTGAACTTTTCTTGCATCCGATTTTATAACGTAAGGCAGCTGGATAATGAGATCCAATTTTCCAGAAGTTGTCTGCCCGTTTATAAGATCGAGCTGATTAAGCGTTCTGATAAGCCGCTGAAGAGTCGAGTTTGGCTCGTTCATGACGTTATACAACGGGTTTTCGATGATAGCCACCATCTTTTTAGGAAGTAAAATGTCTTCTTTTCTTCCAATTTTTTCGTTGTACACATTCACTTTGACGTGCTGCGGAAACCATTCAACAACTTTTCCAGTACGTATCGTTTTGATATCATACGAATCCGTGTGTATAGGATCATAAGTCGTATCGATCGGTACAACTGCCACCACGCCTTCATCAAACATGGACATGACTAAATCAAGCATAAAAGCTCGTCCAGTCTGGTCGATGTTTGCATCCAAACTAAGAGCATTCTGCAATTTAGACTTAATAGTTTCGGTGTAGCGTCCGTTTTCATCAAGTCTAACGTGCTCTATGTTCACCAAGGCGACATCGATAGCAATACGATTGTAAACCGCGGTCACAATAGAGCGCTCATTACCTCTGGAAAAGCGGATATGATCCGGACGATACGAGCTCGAATAGCCTAGATCTCTATTGGTGTAAGTCGGTTCCCTGGATAGGAAAGCATTCCAGGCATGCTGCAATGTGTCTGTAAAGGCCATTTTGATTTAACCTCGCGTTCTTCGCTTGAGACGTCGCTGCTCTCGCTGTTCCTTCTTATACTCTGCCATTTCCATTCGATCTTTGGTGAAGTTTCCTGTCTGGCGTCGAACCAGCGTATCCGCGACACTAAGAGTTCCGCCCGTCAGACTATTCGCAGCATTAGCAAGAATACTATTAACGAACGATCTTCCTCGACCGGCCTTGGCGTTAACTCGTGCCTCGTTGTAGGCAAGAGAACCATAAGAGCCGAGTAGTATAGATTTGACAAACGTTTTACCTGCCGACTCGCTGTGAATCTTTTTATTAAGCTCGTGGCTCTGATTGCCAAAAATAGCGTCAGCCGTGTCTATTGCCGCCTGCGTCTTCCGAGACTTATACTCGGCCTTGAGCTTCGCTTTGTTTGCTCTAAAGTCGCCCGATTTTCGGTCTAGCTTTTTAAGCTTTGCACGATAGTCGGCTTTTAATGCCGCCTTATCTTTCCTGTATCCTTTGTTAAACCCAACAGCCGCTCTCTGCCCAACGTCGCCGTTAAAAATAGTGCGAAGAACGCGACTCGGAACAGACTGAGTTTTATATCGAATTTTGCCAGCGGCCGTAAGCGATCCATCAGAATTCTGATAACGCCGGACACCCCATTTCATTCCTTGCACGCCATGATGCACGAGATAATCATCGTGACGCCGGACGACCCAAGTGGACATAGTCCTCCTTTTAACAGCGCAGTCGCCCGAATGCTTAAGCGAGCTGTTAATTTTTTTCATGATACGTTCCGCAGTATAGTCGATGGGGCTATTTCTAAAACTATCGAATTCCGCTCGGCGTCTTTCTTTCTTCCAATTTTCCTCGGCTTTACGATTCAGGTGCTTCGCAATCTTATTGGCCTCCGAAGTAGCATTTTCGATATTCTGATGTCCTTCATCGATAAGCTTCTGGTAATACGCTCGATCTTCTTCCGTAGCTGCCTGCGACATAAGTTCTCTATAGGTTTTCAACTTAGAGTGTTCGCTGGAAATTTTACCGGTAGCTAAGTTATACTGCTCTTCGAGCTCCTCCTGTGTCATGTGTTCGTAATCGGGAGCATTACTCTTCTCTTTTTTGTAGTAATAGCGCGTCCCCACTTTTTTTAGGTACTTGTGTTTTTTCTTAGTCCACGAAGTACCTTTGGCACTATGCTCTATAACAACATTCATCTTGTGTTCAGCTCCTTAGATATTGCTTAGTTTTTTCATCGACATAGTCCTCGGCGTCAGCAAGTCTCGCCTGACCAAATTTCTTAGGTACATCAATGACGTTGGCAATAGCATCTTTCGCTATACGTTCGGCATTGTAGCGAGAATATAGTCTATCAATCTTTTCTGACGGAACTGCGGTTACAGATTGCAAGCTAAGTTTGTCGGTATCGAAAACGATTACTGGTCGTTTTGCATGATATGAACTGTACTCTTTATCGTTTATGTCGATTAACGCACTATACCCTTGCTTCTTCAGCGAATCGTAAAACTTAGACTGCGCAGAAATTTCCTGCTCATTATGATTTGTCAGACTGAGATTGAAAGCTTTAGCAACGGTATCTTTGTTGTCATCGCTCCAGGTTTCTGGATCTCGCTTAATAATCTTCTCCGCTCTATTAAAAAGTATTTGCTGTGATGGTCTCAGCATTTTGCTTTTAGAATCAGCAATAGAAGCAGATAGATTCGTTCTAAATTCTTTGTCCTTGGACAAATCACCAACGGTTTTCGCAACAGCTTGATCTGATGGTATCTTAAGCTTAGCCGTAGCTTTCATGCTAAGCTGGTAGATCTTCATGTTATCAGCCTGCTTTCTAAGCTCATCGGCATTCTCAGCTCCAGTTCGTTCTGCGTAACGCGCCGCAGCATTAGCCCTCTTCTGTAGATTCTTTCCAAACAAACCAGTATACTGCTCGTTATCATGCTTTTTGTAAGTCGTATATAATGCATGGTCCGGTTCATATAAGCTGTTGTTCTGAATTCTAGAAAACTCAGTTCCGGCTTTTAGAAAAGTGTCTACACGATTTTTGCCAAGCGCATACGTTTGAACGTAATCGGATAATTCACCGAGCTTCATCGTCGAAGCCTGACGAACAACGTCGCCAATGGTATCAATTCGACCTTCTCCAACGTAAGAATGGCGTTTTCCCAACGCTGTTCTAGTACCGTCGTAGTTCTGATAACGCCTTACACCCCATTTTTGGCCTTTGACACCGTGATGATAAAGTTCATTTCTCATCTCATTCAAAAGCCTCCTTATTGAGTTTGTAAGCAATGTATGCGTCCATCATCGCCGAAACGTTATCGATTTTATCTTCGTAACGATTTTTAAGCAGTTTTCGATTGCCGTTAGTATCTTCTAGGACAACACAGTTCCCCATCGTAAAAGACATCAAAGACTCGTCAAATAAAAGCATCCGCTCCTCGGCAAGCTTTTTAAGTTCGCCTAAAGGAACGGATTCCGTCTTAGATCCCTGTATTACTTTCTCTATGCCGAATGGACCGTTTTCTTGTTCCCATCTGGTAACGAATTCTCTGGCGTTATATGGGTCAAAGCCAAAGCACCGTATGTCGTATCCCACATCGACAATGTACGCATCCAGATCTTCATACACCTCCATCATGTCTAGAACGGTTCCTTCAAGAATGATAAGGCTACCTTCTTTAATAAACTCCTCGTACTTATGCCTCATGGCAGACTGAAGTTTATTGTATGTCATGCTGGAAATATATGAACGCGCTTTTATTCCAAAGCAACCGTTAGAAAGTGGAAACAAAAATGTGAACGCACAGAAGTCGTCTCCCTGTGAAAGGTCTGCACCAAGCGCACACGGTATTTTCCAAAAATCTCGATGTCTATGCGGTAACGTTTCTTCGTACGTGAAGAAATATGTATAACCTTCCATCGGTATTCCAAAACGCTTGGCTAAAATGTCGTTTCTAGTAGCAGGAGCGTTTTCGGCTCTCTCCACATCTTGCTGATAAGTTTCGTATGTAACCGTAAGCCCCAAGTTCGGATTAGCCTTAACCCACATTTCTGGATTAGCCACTTCCTCGACTTCGTCTAATCTGTAATACCAAATAGACACGTGGTCATTACGATACTTACCGGTAAGTATGTCCATAAGCTCCATTTTGATTGTATCACCAACAGAATTTCGCACCGTGCCTTCGGAACTTGTCGCGACTATTAAATAATCGTCCATTTTCGAGGCACCCTGCTCGATAGCGCCAACGACATCTTCGTTAATGTCTCCCGAGAGCCATTCATCAACTGTTGAAATCTTCGGTCGCAAACCCTGGAGTTTATCCACGCTCATCGGCCTAACTTCGAGAAGAGAACCAGTAAGGAAGTTCTCTATGCCCTTCTTAGTTGACGCTAACTTCTGCCGATTCGCTTTAGAACCAGTGGTATTCTGAATGGAACCTTCTGTAAGAAACTTGAACAGGGGGCCTCTCGCGCGAGTTATTGAAGTTCTAATCGGCGACATAACTTCCTCGGCCTGTTTCATCGTTGGCGCCGTTGTTATCTGATGGGTAGTAGAAGTGTCCACGTTTAAATAGTAGCTCTGTATACATGAGGCATACATCGATTTTGCTGCGCCTCTAGCCACGATTAGATACTGTTTGTTGACCAAGCGCTTCTTTATTACCTTATGAACGTAATCGTGCAGACTTGGTTCCCAAACCAAACGCTCAATAAAGTAATACCAGCCAAATATAGACTCGCCCCATAGTTTAAACGTGTCCAACAAATGGAGATCTGTGCCATCAGTTAACGTTAATTCTTCTTCGCAATACTTTACCCAGCCTTCAACCGCGGTATCGTCGTAATAGTATTCTGGATCGGCAATAAGATTATCGATACGATTCATCTCCATGCTAATCTCACGGCAGACTGGTATCTTGCCTCTTATTACCGCATCTCGAAACTGTCCGTAATAGATAGGAGTAGCAGTATTAGATAGCACAATAAAGCCCCTTCCTTCTATTACAGATAACCATTCTTGCGAAGATAATCGTAACCAGAATTTACAACTTCCCACGCACTGGTGTTTCTTTCTCTAAGCTCAGCAAACTCTTGATTTCTGCGTGTAGTTTCTTCAACAACCTCTCGAGCTTTATTTCTTGCTTCGTAATCAGCCTTATCCTGCGCAATAAGTTTGTCCGCTTTCTCTCTTTCCCGCGCAACTTTTTCTTCTCTAGCTCGCATTTCTGATCTGTAGCGAGCTTCTTCCGCAGAAATACCGCCGTCCTTTAGAGCTTCATTAGTCTTCTCTTCGCGTTCTCTCGCTTTAGCCTCCTTGGCAGTCGCTTTGGCTGTTTCGGCATTTGCCTTAGCGGTTTCCTTTGCAGCAGCGTCGTCGGCAAGATTCTTTCGCATAGCGCGCTCTTTTATTGCCCTGTTGTAAGCGTCATTAAACTCCTGCGTCGTGAGTTTAGTCTTGTTGGCTAAAATAGCAGTCATGTTGCCAGACTTAACAAGACTGTCAATAGCAGCGTTCACTTTGCTCTTCTTTTCACCGATAATCGGAAGCTCAGTGTCAAAGAGAGAGTTGTTGACCTTGGCGACGGTATTATACAGGTTGATGAAATTTTCAGACGCAGTACGAACCTTCATTGCTTTTTCGCCTAGCTCAGCTAATTTATCGACGCCAGTTTTAACATCAGCCATGGTAAGCGACTTAAGAGTCTTCTCATTGTTTAAGCGATTAAGCGCATTTTGAATATCGGCATTGCTTAATGACGCGCGATTCTCGTAAATCTCTTTAGCGCTGCCGGTTTTAAGAAGGCGGTCTGCTTCGTCGGCGCGAAGCTTGGCACTTTCGTCTTCAGCATTTTTCTTTCTGGTCTGACGATCTCGTTCTAGCGCATCCCGAATCTGACGTTCTGCATTAGCACGGTCTATTGCCGTCTTTAGTTCCTGTGTAGTGAGCGTGCTGCGGTTCTTGTAAATCTTTTTAAGATCTCCAGAATTAATGAGCTTCTGCTTTTCGGCTTCCAGCTCTTCCGGCGTCTTTTCGCGACGAAGGCTACGTCTTATTCTCTCGCGAGAAGACCGTTCAGCGCTGGCATCGTTCTGCCGCTCTCTTCTTTTGCCAAGAGCCGTTCTAGTGCCATCAGTATTCTGGAATCGACGCACACCCCACTTCATGCCAAGAATGCCGTGATGCTCGAGTTCGTCTACACGTTTGCCAGAATTATCGATGAGGACGCTCGTACCATAGTAGATGCCAGACTGCTGCATTTCTGAGGTGCCTGTATACTGTTCCACGCTAGTCACCTCCTTTATTCTGATGAAAATGTATTGCTAGGATCAACGTACACATTAATCCGCCACTTGAGCTCATCGAGCTGTTTGTTCAAAGAGTCGAGAACGAAAGAAGTTGTTGGCGGATCGAACAAAAGTCGTACACGAATATACACATACGACTTAACCAAGTTCTGAAGCGGGATGTCCTGAGTAAACCCGTTCCAGTCATCTAGCGGATCGTCGACATAATAGCCGGCTGCTGGCCCTGCGCCAAGCTGATGAAGCTCCGAAAATGCAAGATTAATATAGTCGTAAAGTTGGTCTTCATCGAAATACTGATAGTCAGCCGTAAGACCTAGCTTTTTCTTTGTCGAATCAAGAACGCTTGTACTCATCGCCGCCTCCTTTACTTCCACGGACAAGTGTCATTTTTTGTTCTAACTGTTGGTCCTTTAATGCTTCGCATGTCCGTACCATAATGGATTGCGTTATGCGTTCTATGGGATACGGTTATTAAATACTCCGGATCAAACACCTTAGGATCCCGAGCATTGATCATCTCCATGGTTATTGGATTCATATGATGAACAATAACCTTGTCGAATATCTCAAAGCCTGGCACACCAAGGTCACATCCGTTGTCACGAGCAATAACAATATTACGAGCTCGCTTCCACTCGGCGTCGTGATACAAAATCTGATTAAGATAGCGGTCATACCCAAAGGTTGAGTTGCCTACGATCCCAGCAAGACGAAGATAATCGAATCTTTCTTCGAACGTGCTTAATGCTCGAAGTTCAGAATATCGTCTAATCATCCTTCGTTCCGCCGTATGTCTGGAGAGCTTTAATAGCCTCAGCATACATCTCTTCAGAGTTCTTCGAAGACTGGATCGCCTCTATCTTGGCTGTCAGATACTCGTTCTGCTTCCTGAGAAGGTCCTTCTCCAGGCGTTCTTTAGTAGAACCAAGCTTCAAGAAGTGAACAATTTCCTGCGCAGAGGCTGTGCCGTCACGTAAACGCTCTTCCGCCCGGTTCATAGCCAGCGCAATCATCTGATTTTCGCGAGACTCAATGGTTTTTGCTGTCCTTCCACGTGGACCTGTATTGGTTTTAACCTGTTTTGTTCTACTTTCTTTCATTCTCCACTTCCTTTTGACTAGTTTTTAGTGTCTTTTGTAGAGGTATGTTGGAGCCAATATCGAAAGCCCTTGACTGTTATTCGGAAAGTGGAGGAGACAGCCAAAGGTGAAAGGAGAAGAGCCAACATACCCCCACAAAAAACACCAAAATATCACCCCCGGGGAATTTTTGAAGAGGCCGGCGATGAATAGGGGGGTGTATTTTTCCAGACCCCTCCCCCTGTACACGGCGAAGCAGGGCCGGTCTGCGGCCTTGATATTTGCGCTGTGCACAGAGAGAGTTCTGGAAGTTTGGTTTTAGTTATTTGTTTGCAAACATTACAATTCTATTTCGTTACACATGAAAAGCTTTTTATGCATTCGTGCGTTAAGCGAACACAAAGCATTACACTTTGCTATTCACTTTGCACAATATTGTTTGTATTAGAACAACAATACTAACAAACCATAAACTAATAATGCTATAAAGCTAACAAGAACGAAGCATGATGCAATGTATATGCAAAGGCAATAGAAATAGAAACCTATTAGACTACAGATTAGCTTTAGTAATAGCATTGGACTAATTACCACTCATATGGGGCATGTATTACTATTACAGGGTGATAGTGCAGTAAGCATGTTGCCTACAGTTACAGACTGCCTTTCTATTCGGTGGGGAGTTCAATTGGATGAATGACCATGTCTTCTGTAACACGAATGTAAAGGCCAAAAGGATCTAAATCGACAATCTCTTTTATTGCTCTTTCTCTTTCTTCATCGTTTTCTTCATCAGACAAAGTGTGCGATGTAAGAGCAACACGACCTAGATAAGCAGCAGAGTAATAGCCTTTTTGTACTTCATCGAAATCAGCCCATTTGTCATACTCTGTAAAAGGATTATATGGATTGTCTATAGTAGATAGCATATGCTTAGTCATACAATCTCCTCCTTTCACTTAGACATACGGGATACTGTTGATGTAGACACACCAGTAGCTTCCGCTATTTCGGCAGTGGTGTAGTAACCAGAATTGAGCATGGCCCGTATCTTGGCCTCTTTGCCAGGGCTAACGGTACTAGTAGCACGAGGCGTAGCCCGCTGTTTCAAAATATCAATGTCCGTATTGTCAAGAATAGCAGCCAGCTTGTGGTCACTGATGGCGCCCGCTTGTATGGCTTCCCATTGCCTATCCGAAATATCAATAAGCTCTTTCTTGGCACCGACGATAGATCTTGCGCTGTTAAGCGCTTGACCTTTTAATTTCTTGAGATGGTCATCTTCATCGTAATAATCCGGGTTGTTCTTGACTTTTTCGGAAACTGTTCTGTTTGCAAGAAGCTGCGCCTGTCTTTCTTTAGGTGCATTCTTGAGAGAAACATTCAAAGCCGCATTAAGTTCGGCAACTTCCTTAGCATACTTCTTCTTGGCCTCGGGGTTATACTTGAGCGGCTCCGTGGCAAGGTATTCCTTACGCGCTTGATTTCCAAGACTTTTCATCTGATTGGCAAACGTGGCATACGCCGCTTCCATTGGTGTACCAGGATTCTTTTCGCTACCTCCAGAAGTAAGGGTAAAAGCGTTGTTCGTTCCCTCCATCTTCGGAATTTCCTCGGTACGAACCACTGTCTTGGTCTTGACAGTACCATCCTTTAACACTTTGGTTTTGGTATACGTCTCACCAGTTTCAGTCCAAATACGCTCGCCAGTTTCAGGATCAGTATTCATTGAATTGATTCCGGTCCTTACTTTACGAACAGGAACACGCATTGAATTCTTGGCCCTAGATATCAATGTGGCTGCGCCGCCACCGTTCTGGTATTTCTGCTTTAGTTCGGCTATACCATTCTCTTCATACGACGTCTTGTAATCAAGCCTATGCTTGACACAGTCTATGATGGTCATTGAATGCCGAACAGCTCTAGCCAACTCCGGCTCAGTAGCTCCCTTGAGAGTCATGTCCGTGATGAGGTTTGTTACTTTACCCATCTCGATCTGTTTGGTTCGCTCGGCCATTACCTTCATGCCGTCGTAGTAAGGATATCTTTCTTTTGGGTCAAAGCCTTTAAGCCCGTCAAGTGGATCAGACGTTCGCACCTTGACTTTGCTCCCTACTGGTATGACAAGTGCAGTATCGCCATCGAAATCGGCGCCGGACAACTGCTCAGCAACTTTTGAATTGATGCCGACAGCGTCGACCGCATTCTTGATTATCTTACTGGCTGCAGTTCCCTTGTTACGAACCGTAAGAGTTGGTATCTCAAATATCCCACCGTGTGGGAAACGAACCAAACACACCTGCTCGCCTTCTCTGTAGTTAGGGGCATATATCTCATTGTCCTTGAGATCGGTGAACGGCAAAAGCACATGAGTCTTCTGTCTCGGTAAGGCAGCAGCTTTAAGATGAACTGCGGATGCATCACAGTCATCCGAAAATGATTCGAGAAGCTTCTTCTTGATCGTGGGATTTGTTAAACTGCAAATCTCATCAAACTCCGCTTTCTTATCTGCTGCGGCCAAAGCCAGCTGTTTCTTGGCAAGGGGCAAATATTGTTTTGATAAAAACTGTGAAGGAAGGTTTCTCGACCATTCATTCCAGTCTCCTTCCTCATTGACAACATTGATAGCGGATAGCTTCCGTTCGCCTGTCTTTTTATCGGTATAATATCTTTGAGCTTTGATCAGGCTATCTTCGCCTTTTATTGTTGCTCCGAACGGATTGTCAGGATCGTTCTTTAACGGCTTCAATACAGTATTATCTTTATCGCCGAGCATAGGCGTACCAAGATGCTTGTTAGTATTGAACAAAATATCAACGCCATCCGGCAAGTTGTCCGAATAGCAAGCCATTCCCTTAATGTAGTGTGTACCGTTTACTGCTATACGAACCTGAGCATACTTAGCGTTTCCAAGAGAAATATCATCTACTCCTCTTCTAAGCTCGATCAGTCCGTCTTTCTTTATGCCGCCTTCCTCGTTGTACAATATCTTCACTCTAGATGGATCTATATTAGTGAGACCTTTCTCAAGACCAAGCTTTCCTATCGTTCCATCTTCGTTATAGACTTTGCTTTGACCAATCTCGACGATGTTGTATTTGTTGTCGAGTAAAGTCTTGTAATCAACGCCTGGAGGATATAAAACGCTGATTGTAGTTTTATGGTTTGTTCCCATCTGATCGATGTAAACAGAGCCGACCTGATAGCCATCTTCTTCTAGAAGGGCTATCGCATTCTTGAGGCGAGTTCTTGACACATTAAGCTCCAGCTCAGCGCCAGGACCAATATCAACGAACTTTTTTTCGTCAACGAACTTGCCGAGAAGCTTAGCTGTGCTTCTTGTTAAATCGTTTCGATCAGCTTTAGCCTCATCAAGTAACGATCTTACAGAAGATTCGTTGATACCCATTTCTCTGCCAATAGCACTAACGCTCAGACCCTGCTCTTTATACTGCATGGCGTTAGCTCGATCCACAGCTCTCTTTTCGGCTTTGGCATTAGAATATCTTGCTCGCAAAATGGTCGTTGACGGTTCACCCCATCGGTTGACACAACCGAGTTTCTCAGCAATCTCTTTTTCGGTAAATCCCTGTTTCTTGAGATTGTTGTAACGAGAATAGAAATCTCCGTAACGCTGATATCCATTCTCGCCAGAACCCCAGGGGTAACGCCCTGAATGCGATTCGCCTCCTTGATGAGGAGTGCCGTAGTGCATTAACACGTCGTCCATAAATATCAATTCTCCTCTTCTTTAATGGCGGTTATTATTTTGTCAAAGCGAATTATTTTGTCTATTATCGGGGCGATGTCAGTTGCTGTCGGCTGGCCTATAAGCACATCATCGTTCTGATAAATGCGAAGCTCCATGCCGATTTCGCCGGGCTTATGACCGTATTCCAAACAGAACAAAGCGGCGTACACTTCAAGCTGGTGCATAGACGCCGGATTAGATCCAGTCTTCAAATCATGAATTCGTAAAAAATCATTTTTGAAGCTTATGGCGTCAGCAGTGCCAAAGCAATTAGGCGAATAAAAAAGCGGCTGTTCAGGCCGCATTTTAAATCCAATAGCGTCATTGACATACATGTTCAAAGTCTTTTTTGACTTCGGTAATTTCTGGTGAAGCCGAATACAGTTGCAAGCAAATGCATGCAAGACCGTTCCTCTTTGCGTAGCCAGAAAGTTTCGATATGCAATAGCTATCTTGTCGTCATCGTAATTGATCCAGCTATATTTACTTGCTCCGAGAAACGCATGCGCTCCCTCGGGCACGTCCCGTGAGTGCGAGTTCCAGATCATTTAGAACGTCCTCCTTATTTTCGGGAAATATAAATGCCGA